GTCCTGTCTCACCATAGATTTTCTTAAATAGCCATTGTACAGCTGTTTGTTGTTTACTCATCGCCTTCGTTTTTAATTGTGATTTGTTTTACTAATTCATGCACCGGCACTTTGAACGCCTTAGCAAGCTTTTGCAGCTGCTCCAACTTGATGCTGTTGTTATCACGGCACCAGTTGTAGATTGTCTTTCTTTCCACGGGCACGCCGTGTTTTTGCATCGCCCGCAGTAGGGCAGACTTGCTGCCCATCCTGCGATTGATGTAGAGGGTTAATCTATCCTTGCTCATATATTTGGTCTTGCGTCTGGGAATAGGGTGTAGAACATTTCTCGGTGATACACCATGAACTGATGATGAAACACGCCTTCGCTTTCATACTTGAATTCATGCTGATTTTCATTGCGAGCCATAGATACTGACAGTTGCAGTTCGTCGATTTCGTCTTGTTCAATGGTGCAGCTTTTGTCGTTGGTTGCGCTAGGCATAATCTCCATACGCACCATGTTTTCGTTTACCATGCCGTATACACGGGAGTAAGTAAGCTTGTAGCTGTAATAGATTGGGAGTTTAAATTTCATTTTATTATTGTGTTTATTGATTAATTATTAGCTGCATATTCTGCGCATGCGGTTTCAAGTTCTTCCTGAATCTTAGCAGGTGCACTTTCGTTAAGTGATGCGGTTACATCCCAATCACCACACATTACTCGCATGATTTCTACATCATCGATGAATGTCTCAGCGTGATTGTCATCTAACCAGTTTTGGTAGGTGTTGTAACTAAACGTTACTTCAACAGTCATCTCAACGCTGCTGAATGAATACTCAAATTTCCTTGTCATTGTGTTTAAATTTTTAAATTGATTATCTTTGACAGGGCCAAATATACTGCGATGAGTAACAAATTACCTAATATTTTAACATTTATTTTTGGTGGATTGTGTAAGTCATGAAATATCAAGGCATTACAATTCATGGTTGGCAAAGGCTAACGGGTTAACCCACGACAAAAACAAGGCAAATGATCTAGTGCATGAGGTGCTTACCCGGCTACTCGATAGGCCGCGTGAAGATGTGGAGGATATAGTGTGTAAAGGTAAGGTTAGGCAGTATGTTGATCGCGCACTGTGGCTATCATGGCATAGTAATAGAAGCGATTACGCCACACGCTACCGCAAGTACTACGAATTCGTAGTAGATAAGGCAGTAGATGACGCACAGCAAGATGAGACATGGCTAGGGCACTTCATAGACGGTGAGTATTTATACAGCGCAATAGGTAGGTTGAATGAACATGATGCAATCTTATTACGTCTATACTCAAAACCTGATTTCGACTACAAACAACTAAGCACGGACACAGGCATACCATACCCGTACTTGCGTCTATCAATACACAGAGCATTAAAACGAATAAGGAATTATGTACAACTTCAACGTGCCTCCAGTAATTCAACGCGAACGTCTGGAGATTTGTAAAAAGTGCAAATGGTATAATCACAAATGGGGCACTTGCGGCACGCCGTTAATCGGTGGCTCAGTAGATCCTGAAGAAAACTTTGTGACGTACTACAAAGAACCTGTGAAGCTATGCGGATGCTTCATGTCGCACAAGGTCAAGTACCGCTTTACATCCTGCCCGGCACATAAGTGGTCGGCATTAAACTGGAGTGAGAAAGATATACTTGCGTTAAGTGATTTCATAGAGCGCATAGATGGTGCGCCAAAGATTACACAGGAAGATAACGAGGTGCTGTTTCGTTTTTTCAGTCAGATGACGGGCAAGCGTGAACAACCTACCACATGTGCATCTTGCATACGTGAACTCATCACTGAATTCAGACGTCAATTAGGGAAGCTAAACGAGAATCATTCACCAAAAATCTAATAACATGCCATTACCCACACCAAACACAGACGAATCTAAAAGCGCATTCATTGCACGCTGCATGAGTGATGCAAAGACGCAACAAGAATTCCCAGATTCACAACAGCGCATAGCTGTATGCATTGCGCAGTATGAACAAAAATAAATAGACATGATAACAACAGTAAAACTTAGCGAAGTAAAAGCTAACCCAAACAACCCAAGAACCATTAAAGACGAAAAGTTTAAGAAGCTTGTGGCATCAATTAAAGGATTTCCTGAAATGCTTGCACTTCGACCTATTGTAGTGAATGAGGATATGGTAGTGCTTGGTGGCAATATGCGTCTCAAAGCATGCAAAGAAGCTGGTCTTAAAGAAGTGCCAATTATTAAAGCCAGCGAACTAACAGATGAACAGCAAAAGGAATTTATAATCAAAGACAACGTAGGCTTTGGTGATTGGGATTGGGAAATGATTGCCAACGAATGGGATACCGAAGAGTTAACGAATTGGGGTTTGGATATTCCTGATTTTGCCGTTAAAAATTTAGAGGCTGAAGAAGATGATTTTGAAATTCCTGACGAGGTAACGACCGATATCGTTTTGGGGGATTTATTCGAAATAGGCGAGCACCGTTTACTTTGTGGGGATTCGACCGATAGCGACCAAGTGGCCAAATTGATGAATAATGAAAAAGCCGATTTAGTATTTACTGACCCCCCATATAACGTGGCGTTTAATGGTAGGAGTGGCAAGTTTAATGTAATTGAAAACGATGATTTGCCTGAAAAGGAATTTGAACAGTTGATTAACGGCTTTGTTTCTATTTTACATTTTTTAAATCCTCGAAATTATTATGTGTGGTGCAATTGGAAATTTTACGGCATCTTACAAACCAAAATAGAATTTAAAGCCTGTATCGTTTGGGCAAAAAATGTATTTGGTTTAGGGAGAGGATATAGACATCAACACGAGTTTTGTTTGTTTAATGGCAAATTAGATGAAGGAATTAATAACGAGAGTGATTTGTGGGAGGTAAAAAAAGAAACTAAATATGTACACCCAACTCAAAAGCCCGTTGAATTAGCAGCGAGAGCGCTAAATAATCACAAAAAAGATAAAAATATTGTCGATTTATTTAGTGGGAGCGGTTTAACTTTTCTCGCATCGCATCAATTAAACCGAAAGTGTTACGGCATGGAGCTCGACCCCAAATACTGCCAGGTGATTATTGACCGAATGCTAAAACTTGACCCATCACTTGAAGTAAAGCGTAATGGAATAACAATGAAAAAACAGTGAATCAATGGCTAACGAACAAAACTTAAAACCATTCAAGAAAGGTCAATCAGGAAATCCAAACGGCAGACCAAAAAAGCCGGACTTGGATAAGTATTTAATTGATGCTTTGAATGATGAGCGTAACGGCATAACGGCTATGGAAGCAATCATTAAAACGCTAATTGCTAAAGCCGTAAAAGGTGACGTGCGTGCAGCGCAGGAATTACTTGATAGGTTGTACGGTAAATCTAACCAGCGCGTGACTCATGCCGGTGATGATAAAGCCCCTGTTATTATTCAAGTGCATTCAGACTTGTAACAAAAACACATTAAAAACTACAATACAAAGCAAGATGAAAGTTAGAGTGAACATAGCGGCCAATGCAAAGGCTGTGACAATCGGTCAATACATCGACTACTGCAATGCGGTCGATGCATCGGAGCGTGTGCGAGTGATCACGGGCAAGAGCATGGATAGTATTAAGCTATTACAGGCAAATGTGATAGACGAAATCATCATGAAGTTTGATGCTGCTATACAACTATGCACGGATGGCTTTGAACGCAAGGTGCGTGTTGGTGCAATTGAACTTGGATTTATTCCTGACCTCACACAGATGACCTTCGGTGAATATGTTGACCTTGACAGTACATGTACAAACTTGTACAAGGATGGCAAACTGAACGCAGACGCTGCGCTTAAGATGATGGCTATACTATACCGTCCAGTAATGGCGAAGTGGGCAGGTCGCTATGACATTGAGAAATATGATAGCCTAAAAGTACCTAGCTATATCGACGATGTAAAGAAGCTCACGCTTGACCATGTACTGAATGTGCTGGTTTTTTTTTCAAGTTTAGAACAGGAACTATACGGCAGTTCCCTAGAATATTTGGCAAAAGAGATAACGGAGATAGTGACGGAGGCAGCGAAGACGAATATACTCCAGAGGGCTTAGATGTGTACGGATGGTTCCACATCATTGAGGTGCTTGCCGACCGTGACATCACCAAGTTCGATGCAGTGACCGACCGTAGGGCATACGAAGTGTTTACTCACTTGACATACTTAGCCGACTATGTGCAGGTGCAAAAAATGGAAATGAAAAAACGAAATAGGTAATGAATAGTTACAATTACAGTTACAACGTTTTAATCAATAGACTTGAGGCATTTGCCGCAGGTCACTTGCTTATCAAACGATTCACACATGGCCAAATTGATTTGGCGGATATGGATCAAGATGAGCAGTATCCATTCATGCACGTTGTACCTAACAACATCAAACCTGTTGACGGTGGGATGCAGTTTGATTTTCAAATCATCTTTGCAGACATCCCGCGTGACAAAGAAGTCAAAGCAGAATATCAACGCGAAGTCATTAGCGACTGCGTGCGCCTTGCACAAGATTTGATTTCAGAAGTCAAGAACGGTCTTGTGTTATTTGGTTTTGATGTGCAGCTGGTAACGCCGCCCGTCATCGAGCCATTTATGGAGGAGTACAAGAACACGCTCACGGGTGTGACGTTCTCATTACAACTCGAAGTTCCGTGGGACTGGTCAGCTTGTGACATTCCCGCTGTGTGGGCTGTTGGTGGTTCATCATCAGGTGGCAGCGGTTCGCCAATTGGCATAGTGCTACGCACCAACGGCATGGACAATGCAGTGCAAAATATACTTGACCTTGTTGCCGGGACAAACATCACAATCACAGACAATGGTGATGGCTCGGTAACGTTTGATGCAAGTGGTGGTGGAGGTGGTGGCGGTGGGCCTTATGTATCTACTGAGTTCAATGCTAACCACGCTACTGCATTCGGCAATCAATATGTGATAGGTGATCGCGTGTGGTATAACGGCAGCGTGTATGCATGCATTGCCAACAATGACGGAATTAATCCAACAAACCCAACATACTGGACACTGCAAGCTGTGGGCTATCGCTTGCGTCAATCTCCCGTAGACTGGAATGCGACAAGTGGTGACTATCAGATATTGAATAAGCCCACTATACCAGCGGCACAGGTGAATAGTGATTGGAATGCGGTTAGTGGTTTGGCTGAAATTCTTAACAAGCCAACTATCCCCCCCGCTCAGGGGTTGCAAGATGTCATCTCTAACGATAGTCTATTAACTACAAATAATCTAATCAAAGGAGCGAATAAAGATTTAACTTTTGATGATAACAGCGCGTTTAAAATTACGCCAAGCGCAACGGGTTATTTTCAGGCATCCGTTTTAAATGCTCCGACTGAAACTCGTTTTTATCTTGACGAGGTCCAAGCGTATTTAAGTACAACGGGTGCATCGTGTGCGTTTGAAATTAATCAAACTTCTCTTATCGTTAAAACTCCAGCGATAGGAGCCGGAACTGCTGCGGTTGGCCAAGTGTTGACGTTGGCCAATGCTTCTACAGGTGCGGTTGAATACACTACAATTTCAGCAGGCAGCGGCACGGTTGAATCAGTAGGGCTTACCATGCCCTCACCAACTAACGCTGCATTCAGTGTTAGCGGTTCACCCGTTACAACAGCGGGCACACTTGGTGTCACAGCAAACGGCACAGTTGATCAATACATAGATGGCACAGGTGCACTGCGCACACTTCCATCCACAGGTGGTGGTGGTGGTCAGGTCTTATACTTTAATGGGAATGTATCACAGGGTACAATAGGCGGTAATGACTACTATGAGCTTGGCACAGCAGCTAACACTGGACCCGCTGCTAACTTTACTCGCGCCACAACTGGTGTAATCGCTCGTTTTATTACAGACGTAGGTTCACCCAATCACGTGTTGATTCCTGCGGGTGTTTGGACTATTGACATATACTTGAGTGAGGCGGGCGGTGGTTCAAACCACGCGCAGATACTTGCCAAACTTTACAAGTATAATGGCTCAACGTTCACGCTAATTGCTACTTCCACAATGGAAGAAATAACGAACGGAAATGTACCTGACTTATATACTTTCACTATATCTGTACCGAGCACAGTAACGGCAGCAACTGACCGCATACACATTGAGTTTGATATTCAGAACACAAATGGTAAGACCGTCACGCTATATACGGAAGACAGCCGCATTGGTGAAGTACACACTACCTACGCAATCGGACTTAGTTCTTTAAATGGCCTAACAGAAAGCACACAAAACTTCGCAGTAGGTACATCCGGAACTGACTTTGCAATCAGTAGCGCAGCAAGTACGCACACATTCAACCTGCCCACTGCAAGTGCTGCAAATCGTGGTGCGTTAAGTAGTGCTGACTGGTCAACCTTTAACGGCAAGCAAGACAGCATAGGACTTACTACCGTAGGTACTAATCTTGCCACGCTGCCAAACCCAAGTGCTGTGCGTTACTTACGCATCAATGCAGATAACACGGTGAGCGCATTGACACTTGCACAACTTAAGACAGACCTTTCAATAGGAAATGATATTACTGTTGTTTTGGCTTCAGACGTGTTAACCGTAGGGACAGGATTTGAAGATGTCACGGGGCTTAGTTTTGCTGTTACGGCGGGCAAGACTTACAAGTGGCGTGCTACTATTCGCTTTGCTATGACATCTGGCACGGCTATGTTTTCAAGCAACGGCCCAACAACTTCAATAAACAATTGTCGTTTCACAATCACAACGGCGGCAACAACTAACGCGGTAACTAACCAAACGGCTTACGATACAGGGACAAACGTGGCTGTAGCAAGTAGCGGATTGGCTACGGCGGACGGGATTGTGCGAGTGACAGCCTCAGGCACTTGGACAATTCGCTTTAGGTCTTCAATTGGTGGAAACTTTAGAGCAGGTTCGGGCAGCGTACTTGAATATTCAGAAGTATTATAATGGAAGATTACGAAGCACTACTAAACGAATATGCGGCTACGGTCGTTGAGCGTGCGCAAAGTAATCTGCGCATCAAACGCCGCGTTCGTGGTAAGGTGGTGAATCGTGTTGCATCTGGTACATTGCTTAACTCACTTACATACAAACTGCGCATACGTTACAACAAGCCTACTATTGACTTTACAGTGAAAGGTCAGGCGGGTAATTACGCAGATGTGATTGAGTATGGTAGAAAGCCCGGTGCAAAGATGCCGCCCGTTAGTGCGATTGAAAAGTGGATTAAAATTAAACCACTCAAACTGCGCAATAGACAAGGGGAATTCATCAAGTCAACAGAAAGCGCGATTAAGTCAGCAGCATTCGCCATTGCAAAGAGCATTGGTGTAAATGGTATTGAAGGCATCAACTACTATCAAGATGCAATCAATGATACATGGGAAGATTACAGTGAGCAATTAATACAGGCATACGCCAAAGGTGTTGAACAAAGATTCTTACTTAACCTAAGATAATGGCAATAACAATAGAAGATCAACCTTACACATGGAGCGCACGCGGACAAAAGCTCATGATTGTTGCATCAAGCACAGAGACTGCGCAGGATGGATTTCAGTATGGTGTAACCGTGACCAACAATACCACCACACAGGTGTTCAATTTTTACATTTCACCTGCAATAGATGGTCGATTATACTTCGATTTGCAGTCGCTTATCCAGTTACGTAACCGCGAAGCACAAGGTGATCAACTGCACAACTTAAACACGGGCACGCTTGATGATACATCAACTTGGAATAGTCTAGATTTTAGCGTTGCTGAATGGTGGATAGTGGCGGGCGTGCTAACTGAAAACGGTGAAAGTGGTGTATCAGGAACGGAGATACTTGTAGACAATCAGTACTACCAACCAACGGACGGATATAAACCAAATCCCGAAACAGGTCTGCAAGCTGTCAAGTTTGCCATGAGTAGCACCGCATCACTTGCCATGAGTGATAGACAAGCCACAGAAAAGTATCCGCCCGTATTTGGTACATGGGGACTTGCAAAAGGAAAAATTGCAATTGCTGTACGTGAAGAAGATTACGGATTGCTTTACGTGCCGGGTACTTCAAACTATCTAGGCAACAATGTGGCAAACTCATGCAACATAACGCTAGTCGGTAGCACAGGACTTCCGATATCTGCTAGCATTACTATGAATGATTACGAGGTGGAGGGATTGCCAGTTTTCCCTGCTAACTTAAATGCGCGTGTTGGCTTTGCTGCCAAGCCTTCTAGTTTTCCAAACTGGAGATACTACCGCGTACAGATATTAAGTCCTGCAAGTGCAACGGTAAGTGTAGACTACATCTTTTGGAATGAGTGTGTGTATGGTACGCAGTGTGAATGCAACTGGCCTAATGTGCGTTTAGCATGGGTAGGTGCTCGCGGCGGTTACGAATATTTCAACTTTAAAAAGAAATCAGAGTATACTACCGAGGTTGACCGTAAAACTTACAAGCGTCCGCTGTTCAATAGTTCGCCCACTATCTTCTACGCAAATGATAGAGGCCATAACCAGCGCACTAACTTAGCGCAGCGCATATTGACCGTAACAACCGACTTTATCACACAGCAAGAATTCATTTACCTACGTGGATTGATTGTAAGCAATCAGGTTCATCTAATTAATGATGACGGAAGTTATATCGCAGCCAACATTGATGACACATCCTACGTTGAAAAGCGCACCTATGATGGCAAGCTATACAACTTGACGCTCAAAGTAAGAATGGCTAACGAATACTGGACATAACATGAACGGTGAAGTACAATTAATAGTAACGGCGGGTAGTGTGGTGACCTATAAAACGGGAGCACAGCCAAACTTTGTAGCTCCAATTATTGGAAACGATACAAGCGTACCGCCATTATTAAGCAATGCTATTTTAAATGCTTTTGTAACTCAGGTCACAAACGGTGGGGATGGTACGATAAAGGCCTATGACAGCTCAGATAATTTACTGGCAACCTATCAACTCAATATTGTAGGTACAACCGTCGGGGCTTTAGAGGGTCAGTATAGTTTTCAGTTATTAGATGTATTTGCCCCCGACCCGAATACAGTTTATATAACATTCACACTTGATAGTAAATCAAGTTACTACCTCGACCTTTTCGAGAATGAAAGCATATCGCAGAACTGGCAGTACACCGACCTTAACAACTTCCAAGCGTTAGGAGCGTTTAGCCGTGAGTTTAGAATCCCGGTCACTGACCGCAATCAACTCGCGCTCGGTGCGCTATTCGATGTGAACTATTCTGGTGGTGTAAACAATTACTTCCACTACAAACTGCCTGCGGAGATTCGCGTTGATACGCTGCCCATCGCAAAAGGTTACGTGCGTGTGCGGAAGATATACCAGCAGCAGGGCAAACTCAACGAGATTGAACTTGCCTTCTACGCTGAGACACCTGACCTATACAAGTCTATTGGTGAAAAGAAGCTCGCGGTACTAACCGACCTGCCCAATCTCAACGAGGTTGTGAAGTATGATAACGTGACGCTGCCGACTAGCGCTAGGATATGGGCGTTAATGGATCGCGGGCAGCTATGGAGTGAGGAGGGACAGGTAAATACACGCCGCATTTTTGATAGCACCACGCCACTATTTGCTACGGACCTTACACCCGCTATAAGATGGGATTACTTGCTGCAACAAATCTTTGATGATGCAGGTTTTGAACTTGAGGCGGGTTCACTCATGACAATCCTCGCAGGTTACTACATGCCGTGGATAAACAAAAGCTATTTAGATACTGATGACTTGGGTAGTCAGTATGCCTATCGCAGCTATAACTCAGGCAATATCACAATGCCCGCAGTTGGTAATGGTGCTATAAGCGCCTATCAATATTATGCACCTGTGTCGGAGGCATTTGATAATAACGCAAACTTTGACCCGACAACGGGAATATACACAGCACCAGGGGGCGGTTTATTTACATTTCATATTTCATTATCAGTATCAATTACAGGCACAATATCTACGACTGCATTTAATAACTTTCAAATATTCATTGTAATCAATGGTGGTACGCCTCAGTTCCTTGACTCTTGGTTTATCCGAAATTATTTGTTTATAGATTTTAATTACGGCGTAAACTTACTTGCGGGTGATACAGTTGAATTTGCGTTTAGATGGGAATCTGCAACAGGATTTGCAGCAACGTGCACAATAAACGCTGGCAGTGGTGATATGGGTAGTTCATTAATTGAACTTGTCGGCACTCGCTTTGATTATGGATCAACATTTATCTACAATCTGAACGCACCTGACATGCGGCAGATTGATTTTTTGAGTGATGTGATTAAGATGCACAACTGTGCAATTGTGCCTGACCGTATCAATCCAAACAAGATTAGCATTGTGCCATACAATAGCTATATCGGTAGCGGTGATGATAAGGATTGGAATGCAAAGCTAGATATCAGCAAAGACATCACGATGTATAGCACAGTTGAACTGCAAAAAAGCAAAACAATATTCACATACACAGCGGCTGAAGATTACTTATCTAAGTTGTACAAAGACAACGGACGCATCTACGGTAATTACAAAGCGGAAGGTTACACAGTCAATCCTAATACAGCGGTAAGTTCATTTACCACTGGAGATAACACCGTGCAGCTCGTAACACGCAGCATGCCGTGCGGACTTATTCCCGGAACTGATGTAGCCGTGCCGCAATTCATCAATGATAAAAATGAGTTCATTGTGCCGGGGCCGCGCTGCGGTTTTAGCGTCAATGAAATCAATATTCAAATATTTGATGACAGCGTAGGCGTTGAAGCTCCCGTGACTTATGGTGTACCTACCTTATCACATTATAGTGATCCATTCCCTTCGCTCGATGACTTTGATTTAAACTGGGCACCTGAAGTGCCACCATCGCAGATTAACGCTAACCCATACAACAACCTGTTCAACTTGTATTGGCGCAATGCGATGAATGAACTCTACTCGCCTGATGCGCGAATCATGGAGGCTTACTTTGCGCTTGACCTTAGCGACATTCTCACATTCAAGTTTAACGACAACATATTTGTAAACGGTGCGCAGTGGCGCATACTTGAGGTAACAGATTATAAGGTGGGCAACTTTGAGTCGACACGCGTGAAGCTCATGAAGTACCTACGCACGGAGGCTGACTGCTCATCGACTCCCGGAACGATTAGCACAAACGGTGTAGTAAACTTCGTAGACGGTAACGGTGACCCCGTAGCATCAACACAAAGCTGTTGTGTGCGTTACGGCTATTCATGGAGTGAGAGCGAAGCGATATGCTTTGCATTCAATCAAGGCGGTGATAGACCAACCAACGGTATCATAGGCACAACTACTGCACCTATACCACGCAATGTCGTACCAAATCAAAACAATGGCAAGGCGGGCAGGACTGTTTCAGGTGTTGCTATTGACATCGTAGGCGGTAACAACAACACACTGGCAGTTGGTGATACGCTCAAACTTGATGCGGAAGTAAGGGGTAATGCCATGATAGGCAAGAACGTTTACACAAATCTTCCAGGCTTTCATCTTGGTGGTGGTTTTACAGCCGATGACCGCACGTTATATAGCGAAGGTAGTAGGCAATACGGTGTAGTTATACAGGGTATAAAAGACACGCTTACAGCAAGTGGCAGCAAGTTGAATTTTACCATTGAAGATAAGGCGGCAAGCTATATTGAACTGCCAAACGACACGCACTTAATGTGTGTAGTATCAATTAACGTCTTTGACTTCGCTAGTAATTTTTTCCACTCGTCATTGCACCACGTGTTTTTGCGCAAAGTCGGCGGCACTGCATCGGCTTCGGCAGTATCAACAATCAATACTATCAATTCATTTCCGTCATTAACGCTAACATTTAGCGTTGATACCACAACTAACACAGCACAGCATAGAATGATTATGACTGCGGGCGGTAGTGGTTTTCCATACAGCGTGCAAGCAACTATGTCAATTCAATACACACAAATACGATGAGAACACAAATCAAACACAGCATGGACCACATTAAGGCAGGAGTATCACCACACGCCAAACACAACAAAGCACTCAAGCCGTGGCAACGAATGCTATGGAAAGTCACGCTGTGGACGTGGCGCATATTCTTGCTTTCACTAATTGGCATTGCTATCTATAACCTATTTTGAACATGGCAGATACTATTGTAAAAAAGTTTGTAATTGACACTACCGAAAGTGAGCAGAACCTAAAGGAACTGAACACGCAGTTAAACGCGACTGGTGCCGCGGCTAATAATGCGGCCGAAGGTTTGGATGCTACAGGCACAGCCGCTAGCAATGCGGCAGGTGGATTAGATAAAATACCGGAATCGGAAAAAAAAGTAGTTGAATCTACAAAGTCACTCAAGGCACAGCTACGTGAATTACAGGCACAGCTTGCGGCCACTGACCCAGATAGCACAAAGTACCGCGAACTGGCAGCGGCAGCGGGTGAGTTAAAAGATAAAATAAGTGATGCAGCAGAAGCCGTAGGAACACAGGCGGGCGGTGCGTTTGAGCGTGTCGGTGGATCACTGGGACTGGTCACATCACGTATTGCAAACTTAGATTTCACAGGTGCGGCCGAAGGTGCTAAACAGTTAGCGGTAAACATCGGGCAGGTTAAGCCGGGTGATATTGCCAATGGTATTAAGAGTATCGGCAGCGCATTTGCATCCGTTGGTAAGGCGTTACTTACTAACCCGATATTCTTAATTGGTGCAGCCATTGCCGCTGCGATTGTGTACAGTGAAGAGTTGTTATCACTGATTGATGGTGTAAGTGATGCCGAAACAGAGCGACTAAATGCACAAAAAGAAAGTGCGGCACAATCAAAAGAGCAACTTGATGCCATCAGTCAGCAAGAAAACATTTTGCGATTAGCTGGAAAGACTGAACGGGAAATATTAGAAATAAAAATCAAGCAAGCGCAGCAAGCAATAATTGACCAAAAGGCAGTCATTGAATCTTTGCGTGTACAGAAAGAGCAGCAAATAGCTGCTGCAGAGCGTAACCGCGATATCTTAAAAGGATTATTAAACTTTGTTAGTTTGCCCATTACGGCACTGCTTGCGGGTGTTGACATACTAACTGAAAAGCTAAATGCACTTGGATTCATTAGCAATGAAACGTTCGCAAAGTTTGGTAATCTCCGTGATAAGTTCACTACATCGGTTGCTGAGTTAGTGTTTAATCCTGATGATGTAGCAAAGGAAGGTGATGATGCTTTAAAGGAAGCGGAAAAGGCATTGCAGAATTTAGAGAATCAACAGGCAGGCTTTCAATTATCCATTAAGCAGATGAATGAAAAGGCTGCTGATGAGCGTCAAAAAACACGTGATGCAGAATTAGCGGCTGAACAAAAGTTATCTGAACAAATATTAGCTACACGCAAAAAGACTGCTGAAGAATCTGCAAAGATTACGCAGCAAATTCGCAAGGATGCGGCAAAGCCTGTTGAGTCTACCAAGACTGAACTCACAAACTACGATGCTGAATTAAAGGCGTTGCGTGATTCTCAGGAAGCGCAGATTATGTTGATGGAGGATGGAGTAGATAAAGAGATTGCACTTGCCGACCTTAAGGCCATGAAGCTGCGTGATGGGGCAAAAGGCAATGCGGATCAACTCAAAGCCATTGCAGCGCAGAATGCTGCGGATGTCGACGCTATTCAACAACGTGCAGCGCAAAAGGAGTTGGCGGATGCACAGGCTGTGCAAGATGCAAAACTTGCATTAGCCTCACAGTCACTCGGAGCCATTGCCAACCTTGCAACCGCATTTGGTAAAGGTGATGAGGCACGTGCTAAAAAAGCATTCAAGATTCAGAAGGCGGCAAGTATTGCACAAGCAACAGTTGATACCTACAAAGGTGCACAGGGTATATTTGCGAATGCTGCAATTAATCCCGCTACAGTGTTATTCCCGGCACAACCATACATTCAGGCTGCGCTTGCTGTAGCTGCTGGTCTTGTAAATGTCAAGAACATTGCATCTCAGCAATTCCAAAGTAATACACCACCATCCACTAGCACACCACCACCATCAGTGGGCGGCGGTGGCGGGGGAGAATCACAGCCCGCACAGTTTAACCCACTCGCTGCGCAGTTCATCAATGATAGACCAGAGCAATTAACGCCACGCGCATTTGTACTTGCGGGTGATGTAGCTTCGCAAGTTGAAGTAAGAGAGAAAGTGCAAGACCTTGCACGTTTAGGATAACTTTAAAACAAAACAAAATGGAAAAAAGAAAAGTAGTTAAGTGTGTGATAGATGAGGAAGGTCGTTTGGGTATTACGGCTATGGGCTTGGTAGATAGTCCTGCTATCGAAGAAAACTGGATTGCACTTTCTAAAATGCAACTTAGTGCGATTAATGATGAACGTCGAATGCTATACGGCCCTGCCCTCATCCCGGACAAAGAGATACTGCGTTATGATGACAAGGGTGAGCCATACTACGTGTACTTTGAAAAGGCCACGGTGCAAGCTATCGCACATCAGTTCTTCAAAAAGAATCTGCAACACACAACCAACTTGCAACATGAGATACCTGTGACGGGTGTGACCGTTGTTGAATCATGGCTTAAAGAGGGCAAGAATGATAAGAGCATCCAACTCGGACTGCCTGAACTACCAGACGGCACATGGTTCATCGGTACAAAGGTGGACGAAGAGCACGTGTGGAATGATGTGAAGGAAGGAAAGATAAAAGGTTACAGCATTGAAGGTTTCTTCAACGAGGTAGGCGTGGCAATGAGTGGCGTTAAGAACTACGAGGCTGAAATGCTGCTAGAGATTGACCAACTATTATCTACTGTAAATCCATCCAAATGAAAATAAATGCGGTTAAGTTCAAGGACAAAAGGTCCTTTGACAAAAACAAAACAAAAAGCAACGTGCTGTCGGTCTTTGAACCGTTCGGCATTGTAGTGTTTCAAGATGAAAAACACGTAGTGCCCGATGCGGCGAAGGTGTCACAGGTGAACGAGGTTGATAGATCACTGGATAAAATATCTAGCGGTCTTGCCATCTGCATCACCAGCAATCTGAAGTCGGCTGTTGAGTTCTTAGAACTTAAGCAGGTAGAGATTAAGGAAGTGTTTGAGGCAACCAATACACTGTTTGTTGAAGTACCTGCATTCGCTTCCTTTGATGAGTTCTATGAGTCGCTAATGCGCACCAAACTATTCATCAGTGTTGAGCCTGACTATATCCAACCATTTGAGGCTAATGCTGAACTGTCAATCCCTGCACAGTGGCACTTGCAAAACTTCCGTGCTACCGAGGCATGGTCACTTATCCCGGCTAATGCATACGGTGAAGTGGCTGTTTTGGACGTAGCGTGTGAAGTTGACCACGAGGATTTAGCGGGTACTATCAGCGATCTATCTTGGAACTGTGCCTATGACACAGCAGACGTGCGACCGATTAGCCCGTATGAGAATCACGGCACGCCATGTAGCGGATTGATTTGCGCTAAGACCAGCAATGACATCGGGGTGAGTTCAATCGGTAACAACAAACTGAAAGTGCAGTTTTTGCACATAGCAATGAACTCAAATAGCGGAGGTGGATTCTTTACATCGGACACAATCGTGACACGCGCAGTCAATAAGGCTATCGCTAATCCAAACTGCCTTGCTATATCCATGAGTTGGGGCGGCACTAGCACATACACCATGTTTGCAAATGCACTCACAGCGGCTAAGAACACTGGCCGTAGTGGAAAAGGTATTTGTGTCTTTGCATCTAGTGGTAACAACTACTCATCGACTGTAAACATTAACCCCGCAGGATTGCCAATGGTGCATGCCGTTGGTGCATCTGCTCAAAACAACACACGCGCAGGATTTTCAAACTATGGTACCAAACTTTTTGCTGCTGCTCCGGGTGTGGCTTGTCCAACAACGGACCGCATGGGCGCAAATGGCTACAAGGCTGATTCAAACTATACGAATTTCAGCGGAACATCTGCTGCTTGTCCTGTTATGGCTGGTTGTGCTGCTGCTATTATACTTGCTAATCCTACACTAACTG